GAGCGCGGCGCGTGTGTGTAGACACGGCTGGTTCGATTCCAAGGGCGGCTTTTTATATTCCCGTAGCTCAATCGGTAGAGCAGCGGTCTCCAAAACCGCATGTTGCAGGTTCGAGCCCTGCCGGGAGTGCTTGCGTGCCCTATGAGGGGGCCGCGCAATAGCGGGGCATTCGGCCGCGAAAGTTCCGGATGCAGCAGCGCCCACCGTTTGACGCATGTCCAACGAACTGAATGCACGGGTGCTGCTTATATGCCGTCATAGCTCAATTGGCAGAGCGCCGTCCATTTAAGGCGGGACAACGTTGGTGACACCACGGGAACATCACTGCACAGCCAACCACTGCGCACATCCATTCCGTGGGTGCTGGTTCAAATCCAGCTGGCGGCACATTCGATATTTTGACCGTTCGGATTTCCGGGCGGTTTTTCTTTTGCATGAGTTTAGAGAGGTGGTGGCGGTGGGCGCAAGGCGGCTGACAGATAAGCAAAAAAAGAAGATCGTTGCTGACTATGTGCAACTCCAAAGCTACCGCGCCGCTGCAAAGTTGAACGATGTTTCAGACGCGACGGTTAAGAAAGTCGTGAAGGAAGATCCGGAGAGTGCGCGTTTGTGTGCACAAAAAAAGCGGGAAAATTCGCAGGATATGCTTTCATACCTAGAGAGCAAGCGCGGGGAAGCACAAAATCTTCTCGGGCTGTACCTTCAGGCGATGGCAGACCCTGACAAAATCGCAGAGGCAACGCTGCCGCAGCTGTCCACGGCGTTTGGCACCATCGTGGACAAGTTTGCCGTGCTAGACGGCCAGAGCGGCATAGAAGCCCCGGACGATGGCCTGCTTGAGGCTCTGAGCGCTGCCGCAGACCTCAGCCCGCCGGATGATGTAGACAGGCTGCCAGAGGAAGAGGACGACCATGCGGAAAAGTAACGGTTTTCGCTGGAAAGGCCTCAGCCAGCGGCAAAAGCAAGTCTTGAGCTGGTGGACGCCGCAGAGCGCATACAGCGGCTACAACGGCATCATTGCCGATGGCGCTATCCGCTCGGGCAAGACCTTTGCCATGAGCTTTTCTTTTGTTCAGTGGGCTATGACCTGCTACAGCGGCCAGCAGTTTGCCATGTGTGGCAAGACCATCGCCAGCTTCCGGCGCAACGTGCTGGGCACGCTCAAGCAGCAGCTTGCAGCCCGTGGCTACAACGTCAAGGAGCATCGGGCAGAAAACTGCATGACCGTCGGCAAGGGTGGCAAAGCCAACGAATTTTACTTTTTCGGCGGCAAGGATGAGAGCAGCCAAGACCTGATCCAGGGCATCACCCTTGCCGGGGCGTTCTTCGACGAGGTGGCTCTGATGCCGCAGAGCTTCGTCAACCAGGCCACGGCCCGATGCTCTGTCACCGGGTCAAAATTCTGGTTCAACTGCAACCCGGGCAGCCCGCAGCATTGGTTTTATCTCGAATGGGTGCGAAAATGCCGTTCCCGCAGGATGATGTATCTCCACTTTACGATGGACGACAACCTGTCGCTTTCCGAGGACATCAAGGCCAGATACCGCAGCCAGTACAGCGGCGTTTTCTACCAGCGCTACATTCTGGGCCTGTGGACGGTGGCCGAGGGCCTTGTATATGACATGTTCGACCGCAAAAAGCACGTTGTTGATGTGCTGCCGGCGCTGTCTCCAAAGATCGCCTATGTGGCTTGCGACTTCGGCACCCAGAACGCAACGACCTTTCTGCTGTTCCAGAAGCAGGCAGATGCAGACTGCTGGATCGTCACACGGGAGTACTACTACAGCGGCCGCGAACAGAAGCGGCAAAAGACCGTGGGCGAGTATGTTGTAGACCTCAAGGCGTGGCTGGGCGGTCTCAAGCCTGAGAGGATCATCGTTGACCCATCTGCCCTGCCCCTGATTACAGAGCTGCGCAAGAATGGCTTTACTCAGACGCCCGCAAACAATGATGTCCTGAGCGGCATTCTGGACGTGCAGACCATGCTGCAGACCGGGCGGCTGAAGATCTACAAAGACTGCAAGCACACTCTGGAAGAGTTCGGCGTGTACGCTTGGGATCCAGATAAAGACGACACCGTGCTGAAGGTCAACGACCACTGCATGGACGCTATCCGCTATTTCGTGCGCACAAAGCGCCTTGTAAAACTGAGGGATTGATTTTGAGCACTGTATACACATTCCAGACCTTCCAGCAGGCGCAAGCCGCCGGGGAACAGCCTGATTTCATCCGGCGGTTCGTGCAGCAGCACTGCGCTTCCAAGCCCTACAAGATGGCGCTGGACGCCGACCTGTACGATGCCCAGAAAAACCCGGGGGCTGAACGCTTCGCGCAGGCTTACGCTTTGATGCTGAAGCGCCTATCCAAAAACACCAAGCAAGACATCCTACACCCCGATATGGTCAAGAGCAATCTTTTCCGGCGGCTCAACAAGCAGCGGGCGACCTACTCCCTCGGCAACGGCGTTGTCTTTGCGGACGATGGCGTGGACAAGGACAGGCTGGGGCAGAACTTTGATGAGCAGATCCAGAAGGCCGGATATTTCGCCCTGATCCACGGCGAGAGCTTCGGCTTCTGGAACAACGACCACCTGGTTGTTTTCAAGCTGACCGAGTTCGCTCCACTGTACGATGAAAAGACAGGCCTTTTGCAGGCGGGTGTGCGCTTCTGGCGGCTGAACCCGGACACGGATATGCATTATATCCTGTATGAGGAGGACGGCTTTACTGAGTACACGGAAAGCAAAATCGACAGCACGATGCAGGAGACAACGTCGAAGCAGGCATACAAGAGCGTGACCGTCACCACACCCGGCGGCGGGCTGGAAAGCGTGGAGGGCGAAAATTACAGCGCTCTTCCCATTGTGCCGCTGTGGGGCTCCGACCTGCACCAAAGCACCCTTGTGGGGCTGAAAGCCTACATTGACAACACCGATCTGGTGATGTCAGGCTTCTGCAATGACCTGCAGGACTTTTCGCAGATCTACTGGCTGTGCGAGAACTTTAACGGCATGACCGATGCCGAGCTGCAAGAGTTCCTTGTCAAGCTGAATCTGTACCACATTGCAGGCGCAGACACCAGCGAGGGCGGAAAGATCACCCCCTACACCACCGAGATTCCTGTGACGGCCCGGCAGGCTCTTTTGGAGCTGCTCCACACCCGGGTGTATGAGGACTTCGGCGGTCTGGATGTGCATTGTGTCAGCGCGGACAGCACCAACGACCATCTGGATGCAGCCTATGAACCGCTGAGCCAGAACGCGGACGACTTCGAGGCGCAGGTAAAGCCGTTCATCCGGCAGATCTGCGCACTGGCTGGCTTTGAAAACGCTATGCCGGCATTCAACCGCAGCAAGATCACCAACACAGCCGAACAGGTCGCAACGGTGATCTCCGAGGCACCCATCATCGGGCAGGATGTGGCAATTGACCTGCTGCCCAACTTGACCCCGGAACAGAAGGAGCAGGCCAAGGCCGCGCTGATGGCTGAGAGCGCAGCACGGGAGACCGTGGGCGAGGGGGAGAACAACGGTGATGAAACGTGATTTCTGACCGTGACCGCATCTCTACCCGACAACTGAACCGCCTGCGCCGCCGTATCCTGCGGGTGTACGGCACTGCCCGCCAGGAGATGCAGGAGCAGCTGACTGAGTTTCTGGCAAAGTACAAAGCGCTGGACGAGCACAAACGGGCGCAGCTGGATGCAGGCGAGATCACCGAAGAGGATTACCGCATCTGGCTGCAAAATCAGGTCTTTCAGTCAGATTTGATGCGCCAGAAGCTGGACGGCATCACCCAGACCTGCACCACAGCCCAAGAGACGGCCTACAAGCTGGCTCGGGACGAGCAATACAACATCTTTTCCTTTGGCGCAAACTGGGCCTTCTACGAGCTGGAACAGGCCGCAGGCGTGACGTTCGGGCTGACCCTGTACAACACCGAAGCGGTCAAGCTCCTGCTGAAGGAGAACCCCCGCATGGTGCCCAATAAGCGCATCAAGAGCGAAAGCAACCGCACCTATGATGCCCGGGTGTTCAACCGCTACGTCATGCAGGGCATCGTACAGGGCAAGAGCGTCCACGACATCGCCGTGCAGGCCGTAAACGGCATGGCTGATACAGAGATCCACTGGGCCATGAGCAACGCCATCACAGCCCTTACCAGTGCCCAGAACGCCGGGGCTTTGCAGCAGATGCACAACGCCCAGGCTTTGGGCATCGAGGTCAAAAAGCGGTGGAACTCCACCCACGACTACCGCACCCGTGAAATGCACCGCCTGCTTGACCAGCAGACGGCAGAGATTGACAAGCCGTTCAAGGTCATGGGCTACGAGATTCAGCGGCCCGGCGACCCCAACGCAGCGCCGGAGATGGTTTACCACTGCCGCTGTGTGCTGTCCTCTGCGCTGGGCAAGTACCCCCGGCAGAACGCCATGCAGCGGGACAATGTGACCAAAGAGGCCACCCCCGTCATGGATTACACCGAGTGGTATAAATCAAAGGGCGGCAAGGAAAAAGAGCAAATGTGGTGGGCGGAAGAGAGAAAACGGAGAAAGGAGAGCGCAAAGCATGAAGAATAAGAAGTTTGGGATTGTCGTAATCAACGATGATTTTTTCTTGAACTTTTGCCGTGATTTTAAGCCCCCGTGTGGTTACATTAAGCCAAAACACGCGCGGCCTTCCTACGGAAATGGCGCAAAGCCGCATGGAGCACACAAACGCCTTATTAGGACAATGGAAGGATTCAGAAAATGAATGTCTTAATGTCAAATGCCGATTATGCGCCGTGGCTTATGGATGCGCTCAAGCTGATTGAAGAAGAGAAGGTCAAAAAACTTGCAGTAGTAGGCATTACGGCCAAAGGTGAGGTCATGACCGGTTATTATCACATGGAAATGTCCGATAAAGCTCTTGTTTCTGCTCATATGCAGGCTGACGCTGTACTGGATTCGGTTTGTTCCAACGGAGAGCTGATCCAAAGACGTTGGGCAGAGCAGGAGGAAGAAGGGGAAGATGCCGATGAAATTTGAATACGACATCAAATTCACCGACAACACCCCGCAGCTGCATGAGGCGATGGACTCGTGGGTGGAGCGGGTGCTGACCATCTGGGGCATGAAGGTGCAGGACTACGCCCGGCTGCTTGTGCCTACTGGCACGGCAGACAGCACAGGCATTGAGGGCTATGTGGGCGGCGCGCTCAAGCAGAGCCTGACCTACGCCGTAGACCTTGCAAAAAAGACCGTGACCATCGGGTCAAATCTCTTTTACAGCGTCTATGTTGAGCTTGGCACGGGCATTTTTGCCGAGAAGGGCAACGGACGCAAAACGCCGTGGGTCTGGAAGGACTTCAACGGCAAGTGGCACTTTACCCGGGGCATGGCCCCCCGTCCGTTCCTCCGCCCGGCGGTGGAGGATCACATTGACGAGCTGCGAAAGATCGCGGTGGAAGAAGGGAACCGGGAAAATTAAATATATCATTGACTTTTGTGTAACCAAATGTTATAATAATTACGGTGACACAAAAGTGAGGTGATTTATATGTCGCCTAGAACAGGACGGCCAACATCAGACCCTAAGACCCATGACACACGAATTAGAATGTCTGACGATGAAGTTCGTATGTTGAATATCTGCTGTGAAAAAACTGGCTTAACAAAAGCCGATGTTATTCGCAAAGGCATAAAGGAGTTGTACGAACGCCTGACAAAATAATAAGCTCTCGCCCGATGATTGGTAGTCGGTGGGCGAGAGCTTGCAAAGCACCAGAGGTTTCCCTTTGGTAAATCCATTATACCAAACTGGGCGACCTCTTACAAGTGAATAAGAGGTATTTTAGCAATGGAAACACCAAAAATCACGAAGGTGGAGCTTGAACTGGATGCTGTTTCTGGCGAACTCCGAGTAATGCACGACCTGTTGAACATCTTTGCCAACTGGTTTGAGGAAACGCACAAGACCGATATGATCAAGCGGGAGCGCACCAGCGAGCTTGTGAGCCAGATTTGGAGCGAAGCCCCGATGTACAGCTCTATGCTGACGGCCTTGTTTGCATCCCTCACCGGGCTGGAAAAGGAAGTTGATGCAGTTCTTGAATCGGAGATTGCGAGGGTCAGCAATGGATGCTAAAAAAGATATTGAAGGGAAAAGATTTGGCAGATTAATTGCGATAGAGCTTGTTCCGGGAAATGGACGTTCCAGGTGGAAATGTGTTTGCGACTGCGGTAATACTATAGAAGCAAATCGAACCAATTTGGTATCTGGAAATACCAAAAGCTGTGGATGTTTAAGAAAGGAAACTTCAAGAAAAAATGTAGAAAAGCACCCATTTACTAAAAAGCATGGGAAGCACGGAACCAGAATATATGAAACGTGGGCAAATATGCTTTCTAGGTGTAGAAATCCTAAAATCAGATCGTATAGAGATTATGGATCCAGAGGAATCAAAGTATGTGAAGAGTGGCTTGAATTTGAAAATTTCTATAAATGGGCGTTATCATCGGGGTATAAAGAAAATTTAACGATTGACAGAATAGATGTTAATAAGGATTATTCACCAGAAAATTGCAGATGGGCAACAACAAAGCAACAGGCAAGAAACAAAAGAACATCCGTTTTTATTACTTATAAAGGAGAGACTAAGGTATTAAAAGATTGGGCGATAGAGTATAAAATAGACAGCTCAACGCTAAAAGGAAGAATTTCGAGAGGATGGAGAATTGAAGACGCACTAACAAAACCGGTAAAAAAGTAAATTTTTTTGGAAGAAGCTCACATTGTGGGCTTCTTCTTTTTATACCCAAATTCCAATATATGCCGCTTTAGCTCAGTCTGGCAGAGCACCGGACTTTTAATCCGGGGGCCGTGGGTTCAAGCCCCACAGGCGGCACCACGCCGGCAGCACGTCCGGAAAATAAACCTTATTGCCAAGCATGGCAGCCCGAGCAAGGGCAGAAAGGACTATCACATGGCACTCAAAAGAGCTGACATCCGCACGATTCTGGAGAACCCCGAAACCTCCAACGATGACAAGGTCGAAGCCATTCTGGACGCCCTGCACAAGGAGACGGACGGACTCAGAAATCAGCTGGATGAAGAAAAAACAGCCCGCACACAGGCCGAGAAGGACCGTGATGCAGCCAACAGCGGCAAGCAGGCCGCTGAAAAGGCGCTGACCGACTACAAGGCCAAGCAGACAGCAGCAGCCAGCAAGGCGGCCAAGACCGCTGCGTTTAAGCAGCTGCTCAAGCAGGCGGGCGTGCTGGAAAAGTACATCGACGACATTGCCGACGACTCCAAGAAGGGCGACGAATTTGCCGCCGGTCTGGAACTGGACGCCGACGGCAAGGTGAAAGACGCCGAAAAGCAGCTTTCCAGCATCAAAAATACATGGGGCGGCAAAATTGCCACCACCAAAACCACCGGCGCAAAGGTGGACAACCCTCCCACCAGTTACGCCGGGACTTCTCCCGAGGATTTCAAAAAGATGAGCCTTGATGACCGCATCAAGCTCAAGAACAGCAACCCTGAACTGTACCAGCAGCTCCGGGCAAAGTAAGAAAGTGAGGCTATTATATGGCACAGACTGGCACTTTTGGCGGCTTCGACTTCGACGTTGAGGTGTTTGGCGACTACATGGCCGAGCAGAACACCATCGACACCAGCATCGAGGCCTCCGGCATCATCAAGGACGACCCCTCCATCATGGGCCTGATCGGCGAAAAGGGCAACGTTGCAACCATCCCGTTCCACACCGAGCTGGACGCCACGGCGGATAAGCCCCTGAACAACGACGGCAAGACCGACAACACCCCCACTGAGGTCACTGGAAACAAGCAGACCACCATGCTCATCCAGCGCATGAAGGCGTGGAAGTCTCAGGACTTCACCAAAGAGCTGACTGGCGCAAACCCGATGCAGCACATCGCAAATCAGGTCACACACTACTATCAGCAGGTCTGGCAGAATGTGCTTATGACCATCACGGACGCTGTGCTGTCTACTACCGATCTCAAGAAGCACATCTACGACATCACCAAGGTTGGCGATGGCAAAGTTACGCCGGAATCCCTGATCTATGCGCAGGAAGCCGCTTTCGGCGACCACGCAATGAGCGGGGGCCTGCTCATCATGCATTCCACTGTCTTTGCAAAGTATCAGGCAGCAAATCTCGTCGAGTTTGAAAAGTACACCACTCCGGGCGCTCTGTCTCAGGCTTCTCCGCTGGCACGCATCGGTGGGATGGTCGTGATCGTAAACAACGCCGTCACTTCCGCATCCATCACCGATGCTTCCATCAACGGCGGCAAGGCCACGACTGCATACAAGACCTATGTTCTGGGTGAAGGCTCTTTTGTGGGCTGCCGTAAGACCAACTACGAGAATCCCTACTACACCGACTACGACCCTGAAAGCAAGGCCGGCGTCCAGAAGCTGTACACCAAAGAGGGCCGAGTCATTCACCCCAACGGCATGAGCTTCAAGGTGGACAACGTTGCCGAAGCGTCCCCCAACGACACCGAGCTGAGTGCAAAGGCCAACTGGGAACGCCGCATGAAGCTGGAGAACATCCGCATCGGCCAGATGCTTTCTCTGGGCTAAAAATTCGGGGGTGACTTTGCATGACCGTCCCAGAGCTGTGCGTTTACACACACAATTTTTTTGACCGGGCGGACGACCCCGTTGCCGGGGAGTTTGCCTTTGAGCCGGACACCGTGCCCGCCGGGGTAGTGCCGGGGCAGTATTTCCTTGTGTGCGGATCCATCTTCAATGACGGCGTGCACAAGGCCGGGGACGGCGATCTGACTGCCGAGACCTTCAACGGCACGGTGCAGCCCATGCGTGTGCCACCTGACTTCGTGGCGCTGGCTGAAAAAATCGACGCATACGACAAGGCGCTCCCGTCCGGCGGCGTGTATGTATCTCAGTCCTTTGCCGGGTGGTCTGGCACGATGGCCACAGGCACGGACGGGCTGCCCGCAGACGGCAAGACCCGCTACAAATCCGAGATCAACCAGTGGAGGAAGATGTGACATGGTCAATCCGTTCGCTGCATCCACCGTGATGCAGAGCTTTACCAAAAAATACCGTTTTCAGACCCGCAGCTATGAGCCGGACGGCGTGGGCGGCTTTGTGTCCGGCTGGACGGACGGCCCGGAGTTTGAGGCCGTGGAACGCCACGATACCACCGTGGAAGCACAGGTGGCAGAGCAGGCTGACACCGCATCTACCTATACCCTGCTGGTCAACACCGGCGTTCCGCTGGCTTTCCCGGACTACATCCGCCGGGTAAGCGATGGCCAGACTTTTCAAGTCACCAGCACGGCAGATGAGGGCAAAGCCCCGCCGGAATCCGGAATGGGACTGCGGGCCGTCAAGTGCAAAAAGGCGGTGCTGCCGTAATGGGACCATCTGAGAGCATCAACCGGGCGCTGAACACTTTTTTCAACGGCTTTGGCATCCCGGGTTATCTGGAAGATAACATTCCTCCTGCCGCTTCACTGCCCTATCTGACCTACAAGCCCACCATCCCCGGCGGGTGGAACGAAATGGCATCCTTCCACGCCCGGCTGTGGTACCCAAGCAAGGGCGGCAGGGCCCCCATTCTGCAAATCGAAGATACGATCAGCGCAGCCCTCGCAAATGGCTTGACCATCCAATGCGAGGGCGGCGCTATTCTTTTGCAAAAAGGCACCCCGTGGGCACAGCCCCTCGACAACCCGCCTGAAGGGTATCTGTGCGAATATCTCAATTTTGAAATCACGCAATTTTGCGAGTAAGGAGCAATATGGCAAGAAAATTTTCCAAAATTTCGCAGGAAGCGTTCAAGTCCATGCAGTTCAATGCCGGAATCGTGGTCAACAAGTTTGACCCGTCCGGCACGACTGAGATCCAGGATGCAGACATTATCACGGCCACCACCGGCGGCATCACTGCGACCTGCAAGGCAAACTTCACCGATCTGGGCGAGGACGTGGACAACGCCCAGAAGAACACCGCGGAGCTGATGCAGATCGAGGACTACGACTGCACGCTGGCCTTTACGGCCCTGAATGCCACAACGGACGTCATCAAGCTAGCCCTTGGCGCAGCCGATGTGGCAGAAAAGAAGGTCACGCCCCGCATGACGCTGGATCCCACGGAAAGCACCGGCGACTTTAAGGACATCTGGTGGGTCGGTGACACCATTGACGGTGGCTATGTGGCTGTACGTCTGATGAACGCACTCTCCACCGGCGGTTTGACCCTGAAGACGACCGACAAGGGCAAGGGCAACATTGCGGTCACCCTGACCGGCTGCCCCCGTCTGGGTAGCGACGTGGTGCCCATGGAGTGGTACTACAGCCCCAAGGCCGCAGCATAAGGAGGACACCGTATGAAATTTTTGACAGAGCTGCCCGATGAAGATTTTCTGCGCCACTGCTGGCAGATCGCCGATGTGGCAGAGGAGGTCTTGGAAAAATCCAAGATCATGGAGCTGCGCAAGGTTCTGCCGGTCCTGACCGGCGATGAAACGCCGGAGGAGCTGGAACAGAAGAAGAAGGAACAGGCAAAAAAGAACATTCAGGCTATGGCAAAAAGCTTGCTGTTCGACAATGCCGCTGCCACCGCAAAGCTGCTTCCGCTGCTCTATGAGCCGGACGTGGATGAAAACGGGGTGGTTGAAAACATCGGCCCGTTCAAGAAGATGCGCGCGGTGAAAGAACTGCTGAACAACGATGATGTAATGGATTTTTTGCTCTGGTGTCTGCCGTTGGTGCTGGCGGGTACAGACGCCTGATTTCTTCCATCAGCCCGGACGCGCTGCGGCTGTTTGGCAGGCCGTACATTTTGCAGCACTGCCTGAACGCTTTGCGGCAAGAGCGCATCACGCTCAGCTATCAGGCGTACATGACGGACGCTCTGGCGCACCTTATAGGCGCGGAAGAACGGTGGTACGACATGGTGGCCGGGCTTGTGGAAAACCGCCCACAGCCGCCGCAGCCGTCCGCTGATGAAGTGATAGCACGCATTAAAAATGGCTTGAACGGGGGTGATGGAACCTGAAACTTTTTGAATTGAGCGCCACCCTCGGGCTGGACGACAGCGCCTACCGGCAGGGCGTGGAAGAGGCGAAGTCTCAGACTAAGGCCGCTGTCTCCACCATGATGAAGGATTATAACCGGCTGTACAGTGAGGTCATTCACCTTACGGCAGCCTACCAGAAATCACGGAAAGAGACCGGGGAAACCTCCGAAAAAACTAAGGAATTTGCCCAGAAGCTGAAAGAAGCTCAGGCCCAACTCAATACCACGGCACAGGGGCTAAAGACTGCGGAAGGGTACATGAACAGCTTTGGGGACGCCGCATCGGGGTCCAGCAAGTCTCTGGCCGGTGCTATTGCACAAGGCACGGTCATGGCGAACGTCTTCTCGAAGCTCGGCTCCGCTGCACTCAGTGCCGCAGAGGGGTTCATCTCTTCCGGCATCGAGTACAACGCCCAGATCGAGAAATACACCACCGGCTTTACCAATATGCTGGGCAGCGCGGAAGCCGCACAGCAGGTCATGAGCCAGATCCAGGAAGATGCGGCAAAAACCCCGTTTGATGTCGAGTCCCTGACAAAGGCAAACCAATACTTGATCTCTGCAGGCGAGAACGCTTCCTATGCCCGCAGTACCATCATGGCACTGGGTGACGCGGTCTCTGCGACCGGTGGCGGCAACGACGAGCTGAACCGCATGTCCCAGAACCTGCAGCAGATCGCCAACACCGGCAAGGCTACAACGGCCGATATCAAGCAGTTTGCTTATGCCGGCATCGACGTGTATGGCATTCTGGCCGACTACACAGGCAAGTCCACCGCCGAAGTGCAAAACATGACCATCAGCTACGACCTTCTGACCCAGGCCCTGCAGGCAGCTTCCGAAGAAGGTGGACGCTACTACGGCAGCATGGACACCCAGAGCCAGACCATGAATGGCCGCGTGTCTACCCTGCAGGACAATGTAAAGCAGCTGGCGGGATTGCTGACCGGCGATTTGTCCAGCGGCGTCGGCGTGGTGATCTCCAATCTCAACGATCTTGTGGTCAAGGCACAAGAAGCCTACAAAACCGACGGCTGGATTGGTCTTGCAGGCGCAATTACCGGGTTGAGCGGCCCGATTTCGTCCGTCAAATCCTGGTTTGAGGGCTTTGCATCCAGTGCATCCACCTGGCTGGACAAGCTGAGCTATAAGCTCAACCGCTTTCTGGGAAAAGCGGCTACGGCGGATTACGACACATACGAGGAGTATGCAGACGCAAACCTCCGCCAAAGAAACCGTGACCGCTTACGGCAGCAAGCTCTTGCAGGCGTTGGCGTCAGCAACAAGAGCTGGTCCCAGCGTCAGGCGGAGTTGGCGGCAGCCAATGGCAGCGGTGGCAGCTCTATCGTCACCACAGGAGGCGGCAGCGGCTCTTCCGGCAGAAAAAAATCCGGCTCCAAGTCCACCACCGAAACGGTCATTTCGTCCATCTCCAGCACGGCTACCACCACCGCACAGAATGCGCTGGGTACCGTGACCACCAGCATCCAGACCCTTACCGAAAAGGTCAAGGACAGCTCCGGCAAGATCAAAGACCGCATCACCGAGACCACCACCACGACCGGCAATGAGATGGTGAACGGCGTCGCCACTACCTTTAAGCAGGTCGAGACCAAAGTCAACGGCACGGTCACAAAGGTCACAAAGACCTATGACGACATGTCAAAAACGCTGCTGGGCACCTTTACCAACGTCTCGGAAACCACCTTTGACGGCATCACCACAAAGGTGCAGCAGGCGGTGGAAAAGTACGCGGACGGCAGCGAGCATATCAAGAAGACCGTCACAGAGACCGGCCAGCGCGTCGGCGAGAACGGCGCGGAGACCTACGAGAAGATCATCACCTACATCGACGGCATTCAAGACAAGGTGACGGAGACCTCTACTCTCATCGACAAGAGCGTAAAGGGCACCCAGAGCCGCATTGACCAGCAGCTGAGCGAGGCTTCTGGCCAGCTGGATAAGGGCATTTTCGGGCTGGTAAAAAGCGCCTTTAGCGACGCCAAAAACGGCGACTGGGGCGGTCTAGCTCTGGATTTTGTCAATCTGATCTGGGGCGAAGTATCGCAGGATCAGCGTGACGTGATCTCTAAGTGGCTTGCGGACGCGCTGACCGCGGTCAATGAGGGCTATTCGGGCGGTGGAATCAGCAAGGCGCTGGGGTCTATCCAGAGCATTTTCACAAACGGCATTACTGCCGGAGTGGATGGCGCCACTACGTCTGTAAAGGCGTTCTCTGAGATCGTGCAGGGCCTTGCAAGCTCCGGCGGCGTGGGCGGAGCACTAGGCAGCATCGTCCAGAGCTTTTCCGGCATGGCAGGCGGCATCACCTCTGCACTGGGCGGCATCGTGTCCTTTGTGGCAGCGAACCCAGTCCTTGCCCTGATCCTGGGCGTGGGTGCTGCGGGCGCAGTCGCTGGCGGCATCGGCCTTGCCATGTGGATGAACAAGAAGAACGACCAGCAGCCCGTCAGCCACTACCAGAGCCCCTTTGACAAGACCAGCGTGTATGACAGTCTGGGCACCTTCTCCACCCGCGCGGCCCTGCAGTACCGCGTTACCGGCCAGCAGTCCATTGTTGACCGGCAGACCAGCATTCTGGAACGCATCGAAGGGATGCTGAACGAGCATCTGCCAGACATCGGCAAGGGTCAGGTGGTCATGGATTCCGGTGAGCTGGTGGGCGTTATTTCGCCTAGGATGGCACAAAATGTTGACGCGCGCATTGGTGTGACCGTGACACGGAAAGCGAGGGGCGTGTAATGGCAAAACTTCTGGGCGCAAAAATCGGCGATTACCACACCCTGACAGACTGGGGTCTGTATCTCAAAGTTGGCAGCCCAAAGATCAGCGATGCAGAGGTAGACGAGTATCTGGTGCAGGTGCCCGGCTCTGATACGCTGCTCAACCTGACGGATGCACTGGATGGCCGCCCGCACTACAAAAAGCGTACCATCACCATGGAGCTGCTGTGCAGGGCACCAAAAAAGACCTGGTCGAATCTTTACAGTCAGATCGCAAACGCCATCCATGGCAAATGGCTACAGTGCAAATTCGACGATGACCCGTCTTTCTATTGGGAGGGGCTGTGGAGCGTGTCTATGACACGCAACAGGTTTTCCAGTGCATTCACCATCACGGGCACCTGTGATCCATTCAAGCGCAGCGTGTACGACGGCTCTGATGACTGGCTGTGGGATGACCTTGTATTTGATACGGCAATTATCCGCAATTATACGGATATCCAGCTCAAAGCCAACAAGGACATCACCGTAACCGTCACCGGTGCACCAAGAGCGTCCGGCATCTACTTCAAGCGCAGCGAGACCGCCGCCGACATTGCGGTGTCTCTCAATGGCCTTGAGGTTGGCATCCTTGCAAAGTCTACAGAGTGGCAGTACATTGAGGGCTTGCATATGCCGGATGGCGTTGTAGGTACTCTCATCTTTGCGGCGTCTGCGGATTGCAGCATCAGCATCCGATATCTAGGGGGCAGCTTATGAGCTATAAAGTTTATGCAGGCGTCCAGACCGGCGTTGACGTGTGGGAGACAAAGGCCTGCATTTACGACCCGGCAGACTACACGGACACAAAAAAGCTCATCAGTCCAACTCTGACACGGGAGGTGGGCAAGGCCGGAAGCTTGGAATTCACCCTGCCGCTTGGCAATGTGGCTCACTCAGCTTTGCAAAAAATGCGCACGACCGTGTCCGTAGAACAAGACGGTGCGCGCATCTGGGAGGGCAGGCCCATGAGCCATGAGCAGGATTTTATGCTGCGTCAAAAAGTCTTTTGCGAGGGAGAGCTGGCCTACCTCAACGACAGCTCCGTTGCGCCATATACAGCCAAAGACGTGACGATCAAGCAATTTCTTTCGTTCCTGCTGGAAAATCATACCGGCATGGTGGACGCATACAAGGCGTTTACCTGTGGAAATGTTGGCTTTCCGAGCACCAGCGTGGTGGTTCCAGAACTGCATAACTGCGTGATGAAACTAGACTACATGGCAGGTACTCCGGACAGTGACGGCGATTATAGGTATGAATATGGACTTTATACCTCATCCGGCGTTCAGCTTGTGAGCCAATATGAAGTCGGCTACTCGGATGACGACACGGCCCCGGATCCATCTGCGTACAGATGGACGCTGAACGTAAAGTATGAAGCCTCTTCCATTGACGGACACATTTGGCGCACTGGAGAAGGCCTTTTTTCCGTGAGCGTAAACGTGGCTTTATCCTTGGATGGGGACGGCCAGACGCACGAAGCCACGCAAAGAACGGTTACGCCGGATATCACATGTGCTACGCACTCAAAATCATTTCCGCCTGAGACGGAATACAATCTCAAAGACACGGTCTCAAAAAAATGGAAAATTGAAAAGCAGGGAGACGGTTATGCTGTCCTGTTCAACGGTGCAGCCCTGCCGGATTCTTCCGTGGTCCGTTACGATTCTGCGCCACGGTACACCTTTGGCGACGGACAAAATTTTGGCGTTACATGGGATGTCATCCAAAATGAGCTTGTGGAAGTGTACGGCGGGTATCTGATCATCCGGCACGAAAACGGGGCCAGGTATCTGGACTACGTCCGGGAAGTGCAGGAGAAAAACGGGCAGCCCATCGCATTCGGCACAAACCTGCTCGACCTGAACAGCTACGTCAAAGCAGAGGATATCGTTACCCGTGTGATTGCAGTGGGCAAAAAAAAGTCCGGATGGTTTTTGTGGAGGCACGAAAGCACGATCACCGCCACCGCAAACGACGCTGCGGCTCAAAAGCTCTTTGGCATCATCACAAGGATCATCGTGATCGACGGCACCGCCAGCACAACACAGTCGCTTCTGGATGCCGCCAACGCGGAGCTGTCCAAAAACTTGCGTTATCTCGACGGAATCACGGTAAAGGCTGTGGACCTCAAGGATGCCGGTGTGGATATCGCCCGCCTTGGCTTTGGCAAGATGACACACATCTACTCCAACCCGCACGGGGTGAACACCTGGCTTTTGTGTTCTAAGATTGTGGAGCCTTTGGACGCGCCGGACAAAAAAGAATTCACGCTGGGCATTGATTTCTCCAGCGTCAGCGACTTGCAGGCCCTGAGCGCACGAAAAGCCAGTGACGCCTATGACCTGAGCCGCTCGCTGAAGGGCTATGCATCCGCAAAGGGGTGATAAATTGGATAAGACATTTGACGAAGCAATTTCCGAAGTCCGCAATGCAGAGCGCGGCGTGGAAGTACGGGAAGCCCTTGCACAGGGCTTTGAGTATGTGAAGCAGTATGGCGAGGCTGTTATCGCGCGGCAGGAAGAAGCCGTTCAGAGTGCGGAAACAGCTACAAACGCGGCGGCAACTGCCACAGCACAGGCCGCCGCAGCAGCCCAGACAGTCAAAGACGCCACTGCAAACGCCATAAGCGCAGCGCAAGAGCAGGCAGGTATTTCGACATCGAAAGCCGAGGAATCTGCTTCCAGTGCCGCAGGAGCAGCGGCCAGTCAAACTGCTGCCGCATCTAGTGCATCTGCCGCAAAGGCCAGCGAGGAAGCAGCTGCAAAGAGTGCCGCCGACGCAAAGGTTATCGTGTCCACTGACACGACCCTGACCGTATCTGGTGCACCGGCTGACGCAAAGGCGACCGGCGACGCCCTGGATCAGAGGTATAGAAAGGACGAGGTCGATGCCAAATTTGGCACGCCTGCCACGCCTGACAAGCTAGGCCCCGTAAAAGTTGGCGCTGGCCTCGGCGTGACAAACGACGGCACCCTGAGCGTGACCAGCGTCAACGGCTTTACGGTCAAGGCGCAGACCACCGACCCCGGCGTGGGCAGCCCTCTCGACACAGGCACTGTCCTGCTGGTGTACGCATAAGGAGGTGGGCGCATGAGCATCTATCTCGGTGCCGGGAGCACGGCACACAAAATGTCCAAACTCTATGTGGGCGTGGGCGGTCAGGCCCGGCAGGTGCAAAAGGTGTACGTCGGCATAAATGGTCAAGCCCGGCTCGTCTATCAAAGCGGCAGCCCCATAGGCAGTCTGGCCGTGGGCAGCATCGTTAAAATCAAAGTAAATGGTACATCCACGGACTTCATTGCTGTTCATCAAGGTAACCCGAGCACAAGCGTTTACGACAACTCGTGCAATGGAACGTGGCTGCTGATGAAAGACAGCTACAACTATATGAAGTGGAACTCAACCGGCGAAAACGACTACGCGAGTTCAGATATCAACTCTTGGCTGAACGGCACGTTCTATAACCTTATCGACGTGGATATTCGCGCCGTGATCAAACAGGTAAAGATTCCGTATCACGGTAGTCCACTTTACGACGGCACACTTCACACCGGCGCAAACGGTCTGAACACGAAGGTGTTCCTGCTGTCCGGCATCGAGGTTGGTTGGACGAACAGAACCAACGAATATTTCCCCAATGATGGCGTTAAACTGTCCTATTTTCTCGCTGGCACCGGAACAAATGAGAATAAAAAGCGCGTTGCCTATCGGAACGGCAGTGCTCAAGACTGGTATCTGCGTTCCCCACGCATCATAAACACGAGCGCGAACAATGTCTGGAAAGTCGCGGACAATGGCTCCTACGACTACGACAATTGCGTCAACTCGAACGATATTCGCCCCGCTTTGATCATGCCGTCCACCACGCTGGTGGATGGGGATGGCAACGTGATGGTATAAGGAGGTACTGTATGGACAACAAAATTGAGCCCGGTTACACCGCTCCGGCGGCAAAAGCCGATTACACCGCCATTGCGCAGGCCGTGAGCGAGCACAACGATGCCGCAGCAACCGGCGAGCACTACTGGGGCATCGCCCTGGCAGACGGCACCTACATGGTGTACGAGGCGGGCACGGTACCACCCCCGCCGACCGCCGAAGAGCTGGCCCAGCGTGAAAAGGAAAAGCAGGAAGCCCAGCAGCGGAAGGAAGCGCTGGACAAGCTGCCTCAGACGTTGGAAGCGCAGAAAAAAGAAAATGAGATGCTTCGGCAGTGCTTGCTGGAAATGAGCGAGACTGTCTATGCATAAAATCACACAAAGAATCGAAAGGATGGTATTTATGATGGCAATGCTGTGGGGACAGGAGATTATGTCTGCTGAGACTGTCGAGGAGGCAAAGGCACTGTATAAGCGCTGCCCGCGCCTGCTGAAGGAGAAGGTCAAGGCAATTCTTATCAAGAGCGGCTTTGAGGAGATCGTACAGGAGGAGTAAGCGATGGAAAAACTTTTGGAATTTCTGGCGTGGCTGGTGAAGGTGCTCTTCGGCGGGGACAGCGAAAGCCCTGCGCCGGAAACACCCAGAGAGACTCCCGTTGAGGAGGCCGTCACCGGCTGGGAGGGCGACCCGCCATACCGGTACATCGACGTGAGCCGCTATCAGGGCAAAATCACCCTCGATGGATGGCGCGAGATCAAAGCGGCTGGCTACAAAGGCGTCATGCTTAAGACGGTGAGCACCAACCGAAAGCTCTCCAAGCGGGCAGATGGCCTGTACATCGACCCCACTTTTGAGGACAATTACAAAAACGCCAAAGCGGCAGGGCTGGACGTGGGCGTCTACTACTACACCTACGCCACCAGCGAGGCGATGGCCGACGCAGAGCTTGCCCTGCTGGCTGACGCCCTGCGTGGCAAGACGCTGGAAATGCCTGTGGCAGTGGACGTGGAGGACAACAAATTCAGGGTTCTTGGCAAGCAGGCGCTGACCGACCTGACAGCCTACGCCCTGAAAAAGGTGGAGGACATGGGCTTTTATGCCCAGCTCTATACATACACCAGCTTTGCTAAGACGCGCCTGTATATGGGCGGCGCTGCTCTCAGCCCCTACGACGTTTGGCTGGCCGACTACACCGGCAAGACGCCTGCCGTAACCTTTGCCTACAACGCTCACCAGCACACCAGTAAGGGCAGCGTGCCTGGTATCTCCGGCAACGTAGATCTCAACGTCACTACCCTCAACTACCCCCGTATCATCTGCAAGAAGGGTCTGACCCGTCTTCGGGAGGGCAAATGACCGAAAAAGAAGCTCTCCTGTGGGTGCTTGGCATCCTGGGCAGCCTGTGCGCTGCTGCCATCACCATCGACAAGGTGCTGGAAATTATCCACAAGTACGTCAAAAAGGTGCAGGAGCCGGACAACGCGCAGAACAAGCGCATTGACACCATTGAAAAGCGGCTGGCTGCGGTAGAAACCGTTTCCACGCAGCACGCCGCGGCCCTTAGACGCGATTTGACGCGATTCGACGGCCTCGATGAAGAAATGCGTATCGTACTCGTTGGCGTACAAAATCTTTTGGATTCGCAGCTGTCCGGCAACAATCGCGAATGTATGCAAAAAAGCAAATCCGATATTAACAACTACCTGCTGAAAGGAGTAACGAATCATGGAAGCAATGCTTAACTTTATCCCCGCACCCGTCGCCCTGGTTCTGATGGCCCTGGGCTTTATCTCTCTGGCCGTAGGTGCCATCCGGCTGGGTTACAAGCAGTACGTTAAGCGCTGGGCGCTGGAGCTCGTGACCCTGGCAGAAAACAGCATTATGGGCAGCGGCCAGGGAGCCAAGAAAAAGGCCCAGGTCTTTGCCGCGCTGCGCGGCGCACTGCCGGACTGGCTGAAGCCTTTCATCACCGATGAAGTGCTGGACAGCGTAATCGAAAAGGCCGTCAGCATGATGAAAAAGGCACTGGAAAGCAAGAAGCCTACCATCAACCAGTAAAGGAGTACTATATGCCTGTACCTATGTGCGGCGTTATCGCCGCTTCTGCAAACGCTATGAATCAAGCCCGCAAGCGTGAAAAGATGTGCAACCTGAAAGGCGACAACAAGGAGTATTGCGAATACTGTCTTCGCGGCAAAGCTGGTGAGTACATCGAAAAGCAGGCGGATAAGGAGTAAAGCATGATCGAGCAAAGCGTATCTCTCGCATCCAATGGCGTCGTCAAAGTGCCGGGCTATGAGCAGCTGGTGCGCTTTGGCTACACCAAGAACCGGGGCGTGTACCGCCTGCACGTCGATGCAACCGGCGAGTGGGAGGGCCTGACCATCCGGGCATTTTGGCATGTGCCTGGCGGAAAGGACCCGGCGTCCACGCTGGTGCAGAACGGCACCATGGACGTGCCCGCCAGCGTGACCGCCAAAATCGGCTCCGGCTGCGTGACCTTTGAGGGAACCGACGGCACCAAGACCGTCACCAGTGCAGACCTGCGGTATCGTGTCAGCGCCAACAGCGGCACAGAGGACGGCACAGAGCCGGAGCCTGGCACACCTGCCTGGCAGGAGCTGGTGGGGGCCGTGCACACCGATGCCACCGCCGCAGAGCAGGCAAAGACCGATGCACAGACGGCAGCCAGCGAAGCGGCCACCAGTGCGGGCAATGCGAATCAGAGCGCTCAGGAAGCCGCTGGCAGCCTGCATGAGCTGAAGAACGGCATCGCAAGCGGTGACTTTAAGGGCGAGAAAGGTGACAAGGGCGACACTGGTCCCATCGGCCCGGTCGGCCCGCAGGGTGCGCAAGGCCCTCAAGGCCCCACAGGCGCTGCCGGAGCCACTGGTCCGCAGGGCGAGACTGGCCCTCGTGGCGAGCAGGGGCCGCAGGGCATTCAGGGTGAGCAGGGTCCACAAGGTGAACAAGGCCCAGCAGGACCAGAGGGACCCCAGGGGCCTAAAGGCGACCCCGGACCGGCAGGTGCAGACGGCAAAGATGGCACACAAATTGATGATACCGCCGTGACCGACTCTGCCCCGTGGAGCAGCAAGCACCTTGTGGACATGCTCTGCCCGCCGCTGGACGAGACCGGGAACCCTGTTGTGTGCTATCCGGTGGCGGGATATCCGCTGGGATGTAAGGTGAGCTGGGAGCCGACGCAGGAAGGGAGCGGGGAGCCTAGCCCGGACAACATCCGGCCAATTTCCGGGCGGGATAGCGTGACGGTCGAGCGGTGCGGGGAGAACTTATTAGATGTTGCACAATGCAGAGCCGCAATACCCAGTGCAGCGTATGGCCTTACTGTAACTGTCGATGATACTGGACTTATAAGGGTATTTGGTACACCAAAAGTGAATAAGGACACCCCACGGGCTACCTTCAGAGTTTTATCTACAGACCAAGTGACACTGGCCAAATTGACCAAAGGGTATAATGCAAAATTGTTTGTCTTGAAAGGTGTTGCAAATAACATAACTCGCATTCAAAGTGATAAGTCAATTGTATTACAGTCCCCACTATCACCAAATACACCTGTAGATATACAGTTCAGATTTATGTACTATACAGGCAACACCGCCCCCACCATTTACACCCCTTACACCGGCCAAACCGCAACCCTGACCCTGCCCCACACCATCTACGGCGGCACGGTGGACGCAGTGACGGGTGGGGGGAATGAGAGGTGGAAGCTGCTGACGCTGGACGGGACGGAATCGTGGAATGCCGTTGGATCAGGTGATACTCTTTATTTTCAGAGCACTTCGATTTCCATTGGAACAAGAGTGCTGTCCAGGGACGATTATTGCACAACGTTCCCTATTGCATCGGTTTCAAGTTCAAATACGGTACAAGGAGTAAGCGGGTGGAAAACATCCCTATATCTGCGTTGGTCTACATTTGCAGACGTTGCCGCTTTGAAATCCTACCTCGCCGCCCAGTACGCCGCCGGAACCCCTGTGCAAGTCTGCTACAAGCTGACAGAGCCTGTACCGGTTACCGCCACAGGTGGCGTACCCATCAAGGCACTGAGCGGCGTTAACACCGTCTTGACCGATGCAGATAACGTGACTGTGACCGGCAGGGCTGACCCCATCAAACGCATTACTGATTTGGAAGCAGCGGTTGCTTCTATCAACTGAAAGGAGTAATAAAATGGCTATCAAGAGTAAAGCACGGCACGATTTAACGCTGCGCAGTATCAAGCGGGAAATTGCAGCAGGACGCGATGTTGCGTTCTGGCTGGATAAAGCATACATGCACTACGACAACGGACTGCTGACCGCAGATGACATCGCAGAGGTTGAGGCTCTGGCGCAGGCGTACTACGACGCGCTGGACGCAGAAGACAAGGCGGACGCTGAGGAAATCACGCAGTAAGGAGGATATCATGGCAAGCACTACATACGAGCATTTTGTTGACACCAACAAAATGTACGCCGCACAAGAGCAATTTCGGCACGTCACGAAAATGGTCTGCGCACGTTTTCGTGACCTCACGAAAACATACCATCTCGGCAACGTCACCGTAATGGTTCGCAACGCTGGACAGCTGCCGCAGCCCTTCTGGCTCGGTGCTGCTTGTGGCGGCGGCTCGCGTAGTCTTTCCGCCAGCGTTGCAAGGGCTTAATGCAGAACAGATAAAAGCTGTGATAAAACGTGCGCCGCTTGGGAGGTATGACCGGAAAATCGCCCGGTTGCGGTACGTTGACCAGCTATGCCAAGCTGATATTGCAGCGCGTGTGCCGTATTGTCGGACATCAATCGGCAATAGGCTGAAAATTATTGACAAAATACTGAATGTGTGATACCAATTATTTCTAATTGGGCGCGTTTTCTTGTGAAGCGCGTTGAAGCGGCAGGCTTTCGGGTCTGCCGCTTTTCTTTTTGCACGGTTCCGCTCTTGATTTTATACTTTGCCGTTTTGGCAGCACAAAACCCCCGGTGTTCCGTTTGGAGCATCGGGGTTTTTTACTTTTTCTTCAATTCCTCAAGCCTTCTGGAGAGTTCTTCTTCCCATCCTTCATGTTCTTTGAGGTACGGGGCGTAAATTATGCTCTCGGCTTCCTTTCGGGCTGCAGTGGCTTCTTCGATCGTGTCATAGCTGCCGAGATGATATTGCTTGCGTTGGAAATTGATATATGCACGCCATCGGCCGTGGCAGTCTTTACACACACCATTTGCGCCAGAAGTGGAATTTTTATTGATATGGCCTCCGACCCTTGTGCGAATCGACATGAGGGAAGAGCCGTCCGCGTAAGCGGTGCTGTGAATTGTCTCAGCTTTCTTTCCGATATCCCTGTTGCAATCTGCGCAATGCTGGATCAGAGGGAGCCTTGTAAGTTTTACAGTAGTTTCCTTCCCGCACTTCGGGCAAATGGAACGGCACAGAAAGCAGCCTGACCTCTTTTCAGGTAAAACTTCCAATACTTTCCATCCGTTAATGCTCTGCCCCTCTTTTTTCTTTGCCTTTCGGAAAGCGTTCTCCGTCATGGATGGCTTTTGCCCTCGATTCGCGCAAGACAGACAGCTGCGGCTTTTGCCAAGACGCAGGGAGCTGTCATACACGTCTTTTACCACTCCGCACTCACACTGGCATGTGTAGTAATGCGGCTTTTCAGACGGCGCAAGTACCGTCCACTTTCCAAAATGCTTTCCAGTCAAATCTGCCATAACATTTTCCTCAGATCAGCCCATAGTGCTCGGCCAGCAGGAAACGGACGTATTCCGGGCAGTCGCGCTCGCCCAAACACCACCCCTGCACCGTGCGGCGCGGGATTCCTGCCTGCTTTGCAAATGCGGTCTGCGACAGACCGGTACGGTCTACCAACTCCCGCATGGACAGGTGAGCAACGTCCCAGATGGTGGACAGCCTTTCTTTCTCGGCGTCCAGATCAACGCAACCAGAGGCAGCGTCCTCCACGCTGAGGGTGACGCTGTTCAAAAAGATTTCTTTAACGGCCTTTGGGTCAGATGCCATGACGAAAAGTTCAGCTGCATTATACATTGCAATTCTCCTTTTTTGATTGATAAAATCCCCGGGTGGTGTTCGCGCATCACTCGGGGCTTTTTTATTTACTGCTCGTTCTCTTCAAACATTTTGAAATATTTCTCGTACTCTTCCCACTCTTCGGGGTCTGCCGGGTCATCACAAGCCGGGCTGCAATACTCTGCAATCCACTCTTCCTTGTCAGTGCTTCTCCAACCGCCATCGAACATTGCAGCTGCACTGCTGTAATAATCTTTCATTTTTTAGTTACCTCCAGTTGATTGTGTGGTGTCTTTCACTGTCTTTAGTATACGCTCATTGAGCGTATTTGTCAAGGCTTTTTGCAAAATTTTGTGCTCATTGAGCGCATTTTTTTGCTTTGACAACTGGTGTGTTTTTTGCCCTTCGTTGTACCTTCGTTGTCTCTCCCGGAGGTTTAAAGAAGTACACTGGGCACAAAGGGAGGAGGTGCCATGTGTGGCACAGGTTTAACCCGAACCCGCGTGGGAGCAGCGTCGGGGACTGCGTAGTGCGGGCGGTAGCTGCGGCCACCGGTCAGAGCTGGGAGCGGGCGTATATTGCGCTGGCGCTCACCGGCTACGCCCTCGGCGATATGCCCAGCGCCAACCGCACATGGGGCGCGTACCTCCAAAAACGCGGGTTCAAGCGCTGTTTGGTGGAAGCAGACTGCACCACCTGTTACACCGTGGCAGATTTTGCCCGGGAGTACCCGCGCGGCGTGTATGTACTGGGCTGCTCCGGCCACGTCTTGACCGTGATCGACGGCGTGTGGTGGGACAGCTGGGACAGCGGCGCGGAATGCCCAATCTACTACTGGTACAAGGAGAAAAACGATGCCGATTTATAACGGATACCCGCAAGTGTATTACCCACAACAGCCGCAGGGGCAGCTTGAACAGCTCAGGGCAGCACAATACCAGCCCCAGCCCGTCATGATGCCGACAATGCAGGGGCAGGCCGCACCGACTGACAGCGGCTTTATCTGGGTACAGGGCGAAGCAGCGGCCCGGGGCTATCTGGTCGCCAACGGGAGCCGGGTGCTTTTACTGGATGCTGATTCCGATACCTTTTATATCAAAGAGGTTGGGCAGGACGGCAGACCGTTCCCGCTCCGCATCTACGATTACAAGGAACGCACCAGCGGCCCCAAAGCGTCGATTGCAGCCACGCCAGCCGCAAGCGGGGAGTATGTCACCCGCAAGGAGTTCAACGCGCTGGCGGCAAAGCTGGCGGCGTTGGAAAAGCAAGAAGCACCTGAGCCGGAAAAGGAGGACTAAACGATGGGTAGCAGCTTGTTTGATTCGATGGGCCGACAGGCCCAAAACCCCATTGGTGGGCAGTTTCAGCGGTTTATGGGCCAGATGCAGGGCAAGAACCCGCAGGAGATGATAAACCAGATGCTCACCTCCGGCCAGCTCTCACAGCAGCAGCTCAACGCCATTCAGCAGCGGGCACAGCAGATCGCTCCGATGCTCAACGGCATGAAAAATATGTTTGGATTCTGAAATGCGGCCGCATTTAGAATAAATTCAAAAATCTAACGTAAAGGAGTAAAACTATGTCTCTTTCTTCTGATAGCACGGTTCTGACCATGCCGGTACAGCCCGCCAACGGCTACAGCAACGGCTTCAACGGCTGGGGCGGCGACTGGATGGGCTGGATCGTCCTCTTCCTGATTTTCGGCATGTTCGGCTGGGGCGGCATGGGCGGCTTTGGCTGGGGCGGCGGCATGGGCGGCGCTTCGCCTTATATGACCAGCGCAGTGACCCAGGCAGACCTGCAGCGCGGCTTCGACAACCAGAGCGTCATGAACAAGCTGAACGGGCTGGAAAGCGGCCTGTGTGATGGCTTCTATGCCATGAACACCGGGATGCTTCAGGGGTTCAACGGCGTGCAGCAGGGCCTGAACGGCGTCACCAACGCCATGCAGCAGGGCTTCAACAGCACCAACGTTGCGCTGATGCAGGGGCAGAATGCTCTGGCTACACAGCTGGCAGACTGCTGCTGCAAGACCCAGACCGCGATCCAGGGAGTCAACTACAATTTGGCCACGCAGGAGTGCGATACCCGGAACCAGATGCAGCAGGGCTTCTGCGCAACGCAGAACACCATGAACAACAACACCCGGGACATCATCGAGAATCAGAACAGCAACACCCGCGCGGTGCTCGACTTCCTGACCAATGATAAGATCGCCACCCTGCAGAGCGAGAACAACGAGCTTCGCCGGGCTGCTTCTCAGGATCGCCAGAGCGCGTTCCTGACCACCGCGATGAACGCGCAGACCAACCAGATCATCGGGACTCTGCAGCAGAAAGCTCCCGTGCCTGCCTATCAGGTGCCCAACCCCAACGCCATTTACTATGGTTGTGGGACCGGCTGCGGCAGCTGCGCATAAATGAATCACGGCAACTGACTGCAAATTGTAGTCTGTTCAGCCCCTGAGCTGATTTTGCAAACCAGAGCGCCGGGGCAAAAGTCCCGGCGTTTTTCTATGAAAGGAGCCGATAAAATGGCTGAATTTAGCAACTCCAACACCGTCACTGTGGAGGCTGGTGAAAACCTCCCCCTGACCGAGACCGCAGTGAAAGCCCCCGCCTGCATCATGCACCGTGAGGGCAGCGGCCTCGTGACCCTGCGCGGTCTGACCAATCAATGCAAGGCGCGCTTCAAGGTAAGCTTTGGCGGCAATGTCGCCATTCCCACCGGCGGCACCGTTGGGCCCGTTTCCGTGGCGCTGGCTGTCGGCGGTGAGTCGCTGACCAGTGCGACAGCCATTGTCACCCCGGCGGCAGTCGAAAATTACTTCAATGTTTTCGTGGCTGCGTTCATCGAGGTACCGCGCGGCTGTTGCGTGACCGTGGCGGTTAAAAACACCAGTGCGCAGGCAGTCAGCATTGCAAACAGCAATTTGATCGTTGAGCGGGTAGCATAAGAAAGGAGATAAAGTCATGCTGGATAAACTGAATCATCTGAAGGATGAGATGTGCGACGAGCTCATGGAGCTGACCGACAAAAAGAACCGCTCCCCGGGTGATATCGAGATGATCGGCGAGATCGTGGATATCATTCTGGACATCCACCGCATCGAGGACTACTGCGAGGGCGGCGAGTACAGCCGTGCGGGCGAGTGGGAAGCTGACATGCGCGGGACCTTTGGCCATGATGCCGGAAACGGTTACAACCGGGGCAACAGCTACGCCAACCGAGGCCGTCACTATGTGCGCGGGCACTACTCCCGCACGGATGGCCGTGAGCGCATGATCTCTGACATTGAGGAAATGATGCAGGACGCCACCGGCGCAGAGCGTGACGCCTACAAGCGGGCAGCTGACATCTTGCGCAACGCATAAGGGAGGAGGGCGGCAGGCATGGACATTGACGAGATCAATGAGCACATCCGAAAGCTCAAGTGTGAGGAAACCAGCTGGCAGAGCGTGGAAAAGCTTGCCGCCCTCTGCACTGTACGGGACGAGCTGGAAGAAGCACACGCGCCTGAAACGCAAATCCAGGCACTGCCGCCCGTGACTTATGCGGCGGCGTACTCCACGGCAGCGGAACCGCAAAGCGACTTTGTGGCGGCTGCCAGCTCTGTTCCTTTCGGTGGCCTGATGCAGGTGCTTGACGAGCACATGAAGGCAATAAAGCTGGTTTACCCGAAAGAGTATGAGCTAGTAATGCGGAAGATAAGCGACTTGTAAAAATGCATAGAATGTGCTATTTTTACATAAGCTTCAGCGTTTTGGCATGGGATGCATAATCTAACAGAAAGCTAACAAATTGATAATTATTCACTTTAAAACGCTAAATAAATTTGATTTGTAATCAGTGGGTTGCAGGTTCAACTCCTGTCACCAGCTCCAAAAAATAAACGCACGAACGATAAAAATGAATCGTCCGTGCGTTTTTCTTTTTACTTGAAATGCCTTGAAATCTCCTGAATGAACGTGATAATCTAACAAACAATCCAACAAATCAGTACTTCATCTTCTGCATTTCCTGCAACAAATAGGCTGGATCGTTGTGGGACACGTACTTGTTTGCCGTGGTGGAGAAATTTTTGTGCCCAAGGATGGCCTGCACGGCGGTCTTTTCTAAGCCGCACTCCACCATCTTGCTACTGGCCGTGTGGCGCAGCGTGTGTGGATGCACCCCCTCTATGTGGCATTCCTGCATCAACGCCCGGAACTTTGTAGCCACGTTGCGCTTATCCAGCTTTGTGCCGGTCTTGGATGGAATCAGCCACTCACAGCCGCTATCAAGCATCCAAAAGGCAATGATCTTGTAAATGGGCTCAAGGATGGGGATGATGCGGTTCTTGCCTGCTTCTGTCTTTTCACCGCCCTGCATGTACCGCTCTTTCAGGTGCACATCCTCGCAGCGCATGGAAAGCAGCTCGTCAATGCGCATACCGGTATAAAGCAGCACCATTGCAATTTGCGCCGTCTGCCCAAACTTCGGGTCATTTTGTCGGCTGCTGATCCGCTCGATCTCTTGGGCGGTCAGGGTGCGCTCTTCTTTTCCTGTAGCCGCCGGGAGCTGCAGTAGCATGGCGTAATTTTTGTTTATAATGTCCTGCGCCATTGCCCACTCGCAGATCTGGCTGAAAAGTGTGCGCTGCTTTTCGCAGGAGCTGCGGGAAAGTCCCTTTTCCACCATTGCGTCAATGACCTGTTGATAATCTGCCGCTTTTAAGTCCCGCAATTGTCGGTCGTATAGCGGAACAGCCTTTGCATAGGCCAGCTCGTACCCCTTTTGCATGTCCGTGCTGAGCTTGTCAAATTTGGGCTGCGCTTTCCATTTGGCATAGGCATCCGCAAAGGTGCATTTCAGACGCGCTGCGGGCGTGTTCTGGGCGTTGTAAGCGTCCAGCGCTTGTACGGCTTCGCCTGCCGTTTCAAACGTCCCCAGAACGTCCCTTTGGGCTGTAAGCGCCACATACGGTCTTGCCCGCGTCCCACTCAGTTTATACACGCTGCCGCTGCCCTTGGGACGGCGGCGCTTTTTTCTTTGCTGCGGGGCGGCTTCCGGCTGCTTCTTCCCGCACCACGGACAAAAAGAAGCACCATCCGGGATCTCTTTCCTGCAGCATGGTCTCACGCATTTCATGGCTTACTCCTTTTTCTGCCCGATATATCCAAAGGCACCATTTTCAGCAGCGGCCCTTCCGGCCTTGTAGTTGATCTTCAGGTCGTCAATGGGAGGTTGCGGATCGTCCGGGCATGGGTCAAGGCCCGCGATCTGCGCATAGGTATACTGGTCTATGATGGTCCCGCATACACTGGCCCTGTTGTTGAGTGGGCAGTGCAGGTTTGCAGCTATCTCCGATATGACAGCAGGCGGGCTGCTGCCGTGACTGCCCTTCAGTATGAAGAGAAGCAGCTTTTTCGTCAGTGGCGGCAAGTTTACCACGAGACGGCGCAGCTCCGCGTTTAGCTCATCGTCGGCCTTGCCGTCATCCGGCACTTTGTACAGATCCGGGTGGATCATCTCCATGAACATAGATATGGGCGACACGCCACACGCCGTGCACCAGTCCATGATCTCGTCACTGTCCGGGCTGGTGCAGCCTTTTTCCCAGCTCTGCACGGTGCGCTCTCCTTTTTCGATGCGCCTTGCGATCTCCGCTTGGCTCAGGCCAGCAGACACCCGTGCTTTTGCAAGTGCTTTCCCGATTTGGCTCGCCGTAAAATAACTCATACTTTCACCCCCATAAAACCAGTGTGTTTTTAACAAAAAATGGCGCAGACTTTTTCTGCGCCATTCGACAAATTTTATCCGTATTTTGTTTTCCAACGGCGCATGGTAAAATCTGGATTATAAATCGTAGATGTGCACAAAAGAAAGGAGAAAACAAAATGGATTTTGAGCAAAGAAACGTCAAAGAAGCTGAAATGACCATCATCGATGGAATGCCCGCCAGCATCCTGACCGGCACCGACCACACCCCTGCACCTTGGGAGGAATGAGTTATGAAAAATCTGTCACACTTTCGCACCCATGCCCGTGCCCTGCTGGCCTGCTATTTGGATATGACCCCGGAGCAGCAGCGCCTTGCTCGCGCTTACATTCAAGATAAGGCCCTGCCGGAGGTGCAAGCCCTGCGCAACGCAGCCGGTACGCCCGGCGGGGCGCTGGCTGCTGATCTGTTGCAAAATTTGCAGCAGCCTTGCAACCACGAATAAGCTGAAATGTCAGCGTAAATCCACGTTTTCAATGGATTTTTCCACCGAAAACAGTACACGAATGGGGATTGACGGCCACAACCAACGGTTTTATAATATGGTTGTGAACATGTTTTACACGTTAGTTTTTGTGGTAAATGACCTCAAGTCCGTGATCTGGATGATACGACCATGTAACGGTCACTTTGTCAAAAGCTTCCTTTTGCCTTCCGTCAATGGCACGAGTGCTCACAATTTCTTCGTAAAGCCAATCGGGAAGCCCTAGCGATTCATTAGCTTCTCTAACATGCATAAGCCCAATCGCTTTATTAGTTGTATTGTCCTTCAGGTCGTATGGATTTGTATCAATTGACAGGTATGAGCCATCGTCCGCAAGCGTTATGGTGATGTCGGCATATACATCATGCAACGTCCGAAAAACGCTATCGCTTGTTGTGCCACAATCGGTAACATCCCACATACACTTGCCTATTGAGGTCTCTATTTTTTGATTTTTTTCATTAAATGTGATTTTTTGGCTGATAAGAATAATCGGAGCTCCATCACCGGCTGTCTGCTGATATTTTCCTTTAAAAGTGAAAGTTTGATTTGCAAATGCGGTTCTCGCGTGCTCATACTGTACACTTTTTACAGCGGCATAAAAACGTTTCCCACTTTCATCTATGACGGAAAAGCATTTGTAATCGGTTTCAGGAAAAGGATAAACGGAATAATCCTCCGCGGTATAAGTGTAAAAATAGTCGAAATCGGTTCGTCCGGAAAACTCGACTGTTTGACCCACTTTGTACTGGTTCCCATCTGCAAAAGCCGTCATGGCAAAAGGAATGGACAAAGCCGCAGTCAAACCCAATGCAAGAAACGTTCTTCTTTTCATAATAACCACCTCATATACAAAAATAGGCAGCCAACCAGCTGCCTAAAAAGCTAAATTATCAAGGAAAATGCCAAAGGGGGAAAATAAAGTGCAAGAAAATAGCACAAAGTTTGCAAAATGTGATACAATGGAAGAAAAGTGCCGCCTCAAAGCTTTATTTTCTTCTCTGTCGGCACAGGAAAAACAAGAGGTTCTTTCCTATGCGGAAAGCCTGCTCAACAGCAGAAAGGAGTAAATCTGTGGATAAGTACGAGATTGAACTGGGCCGGTACAAAACCAGAATTTTTGCTCTTCTGGCAACGGAAGCGTCCGGCCTGCCCGGAATCAAAAGCGAAGAGTGCGCAAATTGCGACCACCGGTGCTCTCTTGAAATCGGGTGTTACTGCTTCAACTACGGATGCGGAAAGGGCAAGACCACGGAAGAGCTGCACGAAGCATTTGACCGCGTTTGTGATGCCCTTAAAATTTCTGGCCGAAGATGGACACCAGCAAATCCAATGCGGCCTGAAGTATTTGATTCTCCCGATCTGCTCGAAGTTCTTGAAGATAGGCTTCTCCAGCTAGCGGAAGAGAATAAATGTACTCGCTGGGAAGAAAACCACCCACCCCGTCAGGAATGTACTCTTTGCGGCGCTCATCAATCAGACCACGGCCCTTCAAGTTCTGAATGTACCGATTCTGGCCGTTGAGACTGAAATCCTCGCCGGAAATGAGGCAGACTTCGTGCTGGTTCATTTTCCCGTTGTGCTTCTCCATATATAATAGGAGAGCCAGGCTCTTTTTGTCCAAAAACTCAGCCATTGGGGTTTTCCTTCCTCTTTGCAACCTTAAATTCCATATACTCCAGAAGATCTGCACGGTCTGCATCGGTCATCTGACTTAGCAGCGTGTCAAACCTTGCATCCAGCTCGCTCCCGCCGGGAGCGAGCTTTTCTTTTTGGCTTTCATTGCCAGAAACCAAAGATTCAACGCTTATCTCAAAATAATTTGCAATTTTTTCAAGCGTCTCGTACTTCAATGTCTGCTTTCTACCAGACTTCAAATCGGATAAAGAGCCACGACTTGCACCGGAATCTCTGCACATCGTTGTCACGTTGACCCCGCGCTTTTTGCAGAGGTTTTCGATATTGTTGTACAAGTTTGCCATAATTCCAGACCTCAAATTGTGAGTTGCGCCGAAATTACGCGAACGCTTAAAAAAGCCTTGCATTTTACGCGAAAGCGTATTATACTAAGACCATACCGCGATGGCGTAATACATGATTTCTAGCAATTTCATTATATTACACCTATGCGTAAAAATCAATAGTTTGGAGGTGAAAAAATGACAGAAAAGAAGCCTCTTTGTGAATTTGGCAAGCAAATCGAGATTGCGCTGATTCAAATGGACAAGCGTAATGATTGGTTGATTGAGCAGGTCAAAGAGGACACGGGTAGATATTTCGACCGTTCATATCTGCACAAGGTCAAGACGGGAGAAATCGAGACCCCCGGGATTTTGCAGAGCATCAGCAAAATACTGAACATCAGCACCCATACAACTTAAAAAGGAGGAAGCAAATGCCTGATTTTGAAACATTTCTGCTTGCGCTTGCATCGATTGCACTCATTGTCGTTGCTTTTGGCTTTTCGTGGGCCGTCATTTCCGGCCTTTGGTGGCTTATCTGCATGCTCATCGGTTGGCAGTTCTCTTTCGGCGTATCAACGGCGATCTGGATTGTGGCGATGCTTCTGAAATGGGTGACAAGCCATGATTAAGCCCGAACCGTGGACTGGCCGTCTGATTGGCCGGATGCACAACAACCAGATTACAGTAGACGACGTAGCAAAGCATCTTGGATTTTCGAGAAGCTACTGTTCACTGATTTTGAACAGCAAGCGCAATCCTCCCGGCATTCGGGAAAAGATGGAAACTGCCGTCAGCGAGATCATCAAGGAAAAGGAGGACAAAACGGCATGAGCGAATTAAACAATCTCATCCCCATTAGCTACGATAACCCGGAGCGCCCCACGGTGAGCGGCCGGGAGCTGCACGAGTTTTTGCAGGTTGGCGCAGATTACCGGCATTGGTTTCCTCGTATGTGTGAGTACGGCTTTACCGAGGGCGAGGATTTCAACCCGGTCAAAATTGACCGAGTTCAAAATGAGGGCGGGCGCAAGGTCACGCGCACGGTGGACGATCACCAGCTCACCATCCCGATGGCGAAGGAGCTGTGCATGATCCAGCGCAACGAGCGTGGCAAGCAGGCGCGGCAATATTTTCTGGCTGTGGAGGCGCAATGGAACAGCCCGGAAGCGGTCATGCGCCGTGCGGTGCTTATCGCCCAGAAGCAGAACGACCAGCTCAAGGCTGCCAACCGCCAGCTTCTGGCAGAGAACAGCGACCTGAAGCCGGATGCAGAGTATGCCCGGGCGGTGTGCGTGGGCAAGAACTGCCGCACCACTACCACCCTTGCCAAGGATTACGGCCTGAGCGCCGAGAAACTCAACAGCATCCTTCACGGCCTGAAGATCCAGTACAAGACCAGCGACGGCCAGTGGGTGCTATACGCCAAGTATTGCGGCAAGGGTTACACCAAAAACCGCAAATCCACGCCGTTCCAGCACAAGAGCACCGGCGAGTGGGACACTAAGAACACCACCGTATGGACGGAAGCCGGACAGCGCTTTATCTATGAGCAGCTCAAGGCCATAGGAATGCTGCCCAGCGTGGAGCGCAGGCAGAGCGTGGAGCAGATGGAGCTTGCCGCCCAGCAGAACAACCAGGACGGGGTGGCGTAAGCAATATATTTTGGAGGTTACTATTATGAAAAAACTGCATGTGAAAGCTACGTTTATTGAGCCGGTGCTGGGCACATGGCCTGCAAACCCCAATGTTGCCCGGGAGTTCATCGCCAGCAAGTCGCCGGATGCTGCAACCATCGAGGATGAAGTGGCGGCTCTTGGCCCCGATGCGGTAGCCGACAAGGGCATGACCGTTTTCCCGCGTGACCCGGACGGCAATCCGATTTTTTACGATTACCAGATCAAAGGCATGTTTAAGGATGCTTGCGGCATGCTTTCCCGCATCGGCGGAAAGACCGAAACGGGAAAGAAGCGGGCTGCGAACGAAAGCGGCAAGCTGACCGCTTACAAGAAGGTCATTGACGGTCTGATCTTCGTTCAGCCCCGCATGATCCCTATTCATGTGAACGGTGAGATTACCGACTGCCAGCGCCCTCTCCGCGCCCAGACCGCGCAGGGCGAGCGCGTAAGCCTTGTCAACAGTGAGGAGATCCCCGCTGGTTCGACCTGCGAGTTTGAGGTCATGCTGCTGGACGATTCTCACGAGAAGGTCGTGCGTGAGTGGCTGGACTACGGTGCTCTGCGCGGCATCGGCCAATGGCGCAACAGCGGCAAAGGCCGGTTTACCTACATCGCCTATGAGGTGAATGCCTGAGAGCAAGGGCATGGCATTGACGGCCCTGATTCGCGGAGGCGGTGCAGCTCGAGGCGTGGCAATGGCAAGGCTGAGTTCGATTGGCCGTGCGATGCTTGGCAAAGGCAAGGCACGGCGGTGCAAAGCAAAGGCTATGAGGTGAACTGCTGTGCAGTGGCACTGAGAAGCACGGACAGGCAAGGCGAAGGAATGGCAGAGAAAAGCGCTGATGTGATTTGCGAAGGAAAAGTGGTGCACCGTAACGATTCGCTGCGGCAAGGCTTTGCTTCGGATGCATTGGCATGGAAGAGAGAAGAAATGCCGTGATTTGCGATGGAATGGCTTGGCAATGAGCAGCTCGGTTGAGTAGCGCAATGGCTTTGAGAAGCGATGTTTAGCAAAGGCAGTGAAGAGTGAAGCGAGGAAGTGCAGAGAACTGCGACGGCACAGCAAAGAAAAGACATTTTATTAAACATTTTATTAAAAGGAGAAACGAGCATGAAAAAAATTATTGTTGGCGTAGCGTCCGTATTGGCAAGCGCTTTGCTGATGGCCGGATGCAATAAGCAGGTTATTGACCTGACCTATGAATACAACTGGGCACAGCTGAAAATGCCCGACGGAACGATTGTCGAGGGCAATGTCGAAAGCTGGTGCGACTATGAAGGCGACCAGCTTCAGGTTGTGATTGACGGTGTGACCTATCTGGTTCATTCGTCCAACATTGTTATGCGTCATTGATGCAAGGAGGGGCTTTATGAAAACCACGATGCGCGATAAGGTTTGCCAGCTGATTGGCAAGTATCAGTATCTCGAAGACTATTACAAAACGAAAGCGGCCATCAACGCACAAAAGAGCTTCTTAGACGGCGGCTTTATCATCCGGCTTGCAGAGCCTGCGCAGGCGGATATGTGCGGCCAGTTCTTGGCCGATTTGAACAAGCTGCTGGAAGAGGACGAAGCTGCCGCAGCCCAGGAAGACCCCCGCAAGACCGCCCCGGCGGGCAAGTGGCGCGCGGACTCAGCGACACAGGCAGCCGAGAGAGCCGCAAAGGAGGTGCGGGACAATGGGTGAAGCACTGGCGATTATCATCGCGTTTGCCGCCCTTCTGGGCATCTCGTGGGGCGTTACCTGCGCCGCCGTGTGGGCCATTTGCACGCTGATGCATTGGACGTTCACCTGGGCCGCCGGAACGGCGGCGTGGATTGCGCTCTGGCTCATCGGCAGCTTTGGCAGCTCTAAGAAGTGAGGCGCTGACCATGCCTGCACAGAAGAAACATACCAATAAGGAAGGTTATAAGCATGAGTGAGAAGGTCATCGCCTACAAGGCCATGGATAAAAATATGAAGTGCCGTGGCAAGCAGTACGAGGTGGGCAAGACCTACACAGAGCCGGAGGCGGACTGCTGCCACGCTGGTATGCATGCCTGCGAGAACCCGCTGGATGTGCTGCACTACTACCCGCTGAAGAATAGCCCGCGCTTTTTTGAGGTCGAGTGCGGCGGGAACGTGGATAAAAGCGGAGAGGACAGTAAACTGGCCTGCACTGAGCTGACGGTAAAAGGTGAGGTGAATTTTGCAGGGCTGGTAAAAGCTGCGGTGAATGCCGTTTTTAATCGGGTGAAGGGCAAAGAACCTTTTTCCAGCGGCTATTGCAGCACGGCGGGGTCCAGCGGCAATTCCAGCACGGCAGGTTCCAGCGGCAATTCCAGCACGGCGGGGTCCAGCGGCGATTACAGCACGGCTGGTTCGAGCGGCGATTACAGCACGGCGGGGTCCAGCGGCGATTACAGCACGGCAGCAGCCACTGGGGATTATTGCAGCGCAAAAGCAGACGGAAAAGATAGCATTGCCGTTGTAAACGGTGCTTGCGGTAAGGCATGCGGCGCAATGGGATGCTATCTGGTGCTGACCGAGTACGATGATGACGGCCACATGATCTGTGCCAAAATGGCCCGCATGGACGGTTCTGCCATCAGAGAAAACGTTTACTATACCCTCAAAAATGGCGAGTTTGTGGAGGCTGAGCCGTGAAGAAGCACTACAACAAGCGTTGGCTTGAGCAGCGTTGGGATACAAGGCAGCCGGAACGGTTGGAGCACATCCAGATGAAGCGTCAGATGAGAGCAAAAAAGGAGGGGTGCGGCAGTGAAGCCGAGCATGGGAATTGCAGAGTGCGTTCAGATCCTTCGGGACAATAATATCTCAAAGAGCGAAAAGGTCTTGAGAGCGCAGATCCAGGCGGGAATTTTTCCGGAGTGGTCAAAGCCGTCCGCAGGAACAAAAGAGCCTTGCCCTGACATCTCCCGCGCCAGATTTATGGCGTGGGTGAAGGACTTTTACAAGCTCGAAAAGGTTTACACAAAGGAGGATCCGAAAGAATGAAATCTACTACTTACTACTGGCTGGCTGTCATTTTTGGCGGCGTTGGAATGGGCACAGCTATGGGCGCGGAGGGCACCGCGCAGACCACCGGATACATCTCCGGCACGCTGTTTGCGGTGTCGCTGGTGCTGATTCTGGTCGCTGTTCTGCTGGCTCGTCTGGGCTTTGCCGCAGAGGACATGGAGAGAGCCGCAAAACGGCGCAAGTACGGACAAGCTCAAAGGGTGATGAGTCTCGCCGCCCATCACCACAAAAATAACATAAAACAGGAGGTTTTACAAGTGGCACTTTTGAGAATTTACGATGTGGAGCAAGAGCCTCCAGCGCTTGTTTCGCAGCAGCAATTTCCGGTTACTTCGGATGCAATTGTGATTGCCGATGAACTGGCAAAGAGAAAGCCCGAACGGCTGTACAGGGTGTTTGACGCCGATATGAACGTTGTGTATGCGAGGTGAATATTTATGCAAGAAGAATTGACCGTCCGGGTGGAGCACCCGGAACTGCCCGCGATCCGGTGGAATGAAGCTGAGGTGCAGCAGAACTTGACCGAGATGCTGGCCGCCTACACCGGCCGCGTCTACACCCCGGAGACCATCAAGGATGCCAAGGCCGACCGCGCCGCCGTGAACAAGCTGGACAAGCAACTCAGTGATGCCGCCCGAAGCGCAAAGGCCTTTTACATGAAGCCGTTGGAAGAGTTCTTGCAGAGCGCCAAGCAGATGCAGGGCCAGTGCAAGGCCGTCTCCGGTGCCATTGACCAGCAGGTCAAGGCGGTGGAAGAAGCCGAACGGCAGGACAAGGCCGACGACCTGCGGACTGTCTATGCGGACTGCATCGGCGAGCTGCGGGAGATGATCCCGTTTGACCGCCTGCTGGTGCCCCAGTGGCTCAACAAGACCTATGATCTGGAAAAGGCCAGCCGGGAGCTGCGCAAGAGCGTGGAGACCCGGCGGGAGGAGCTGCGGCTCATCCGGGAGAACTGCGGCGAGGACACCGAAGCCTGCACCACCGAGTATCTGCGTGAACTGAATCTGAACGCCGCCCTCGTGGAGCACAGCCGCCGCCAGAATGCCCGGGACGCCCAGCGCCGCGCAGAGGCCGAAAGAATGGCCGCAGAGCGTGCGCAGGCCACCGCTCCGGTCGTTATCCCTCCGACCGATGAAGAACGCCAGATCGCCGCAGAAGCGTTCCAAACGGCGCAGGCCAATGCAGCCATCACGCCGGATGGCAGGTTGGATTTCAGCATGCTTCAGAAATTCGCAGATCCTGAACAGCAGGAGGCTCCGGTCCGCAAGAAATACAGCTTCTGGGTAGAGTTCACCCGGGAGGACATCGCGTGGTTCAAGCAGGGAGCCGCAGAGCGCGGCTTCCGCTATGGTTCGATCAAATAATTTTGGAGGTACTTACTTATGGCACTTACTCGTCCCGGCGCACCCGCGCCTACTTCGTCCGTTTCCAACGCACAGTCTCTGGCAAACCGTTCCGCTCAGAATGCCAACCGTGCAGGCAACACCGCTATGCAGGCCGCATCACCGTCCGTTCCTGTGGAGATCACCGCTTCCGATGGTCAGCACTTCACTGTGAGTTTTGAAGACGTGCGCAACTTCATCTGCCCCAAAGCCACCGATTCTGAATGCAAAATCTTTCTGGAGACCTGCAAGCAGTACAAGCTGAACCCCTTTACCAAAGAGGCTCACCTGATCCACTACGACAACAAGAACGATGACACCGCCAGCACCATCGTGCTAGGCAAGAACTGCTACATGCAGATGGCCGAGCGCAACCCCAACTTTGACGGCTTTGAAGCTGGCGTTATCGTGCTCGACACCGCGGCCGGCGAGTTGATCCACCGCGATGGCTCCATTGTTTTTGACGGTGAGGAGCTTCTCGGCGGCTGGGCGAAGGTCTACCGCAAAGACCGCACCCGCGCCAGCTACGAGGAAGTCAAGCTCAGTGAATACGACACTGGCAAATCTCTTTGGAGCGGCAAAAAGGCTACCATGATCCGCAAGGTGGCGCTGGTGCACGCTTTGCGTGAGGCGTTCCCGTCCACCTTCGGCGCTCTGTACGATGAGAGCGAGGTGCATGTGGATGCCGAAAGCACCGCCCGCGAGGTGCCGCCCGAAGATCTTCCGGTGCTCGACCCCTACGCAGGCACCAGACGCACCCGCAAGACGGCAGGCACGCTGATCCCGGCTCAGGAAGCGCCTGCGGAAGACCAGACCGCTGATGATCCGTTTTGCGGTGATGATGCATGATCGTCCAGACCAAGAACGGCATCATGCTGCACGGCGAGATCGCCAAAGACCCGGTGCTCCGGGACGTCGGGCAGAAGCAGGTGCTGAAGTTTGACCTGAAGGCCAGCCGCACACAGGATGAGACCGGAAAATGGCAGAGCTTTTTTGTAGGCGTGAACCTCTGGCACGGCATCGACCAGTGGGACGGGATGCTGCAGAAAGGCGATCAGGTCACGGTTTTTGCCCAGAAGCTGAAAGAGCGGGAGTACAACGGCAAGATCTACTACGATGTGGACGCGGATGATGTTCAGCCCGGTGGGCTGGTGACATTCCGTTGGCTGCAACAGATGATCGACCTGATGGCGCAGCCCGGCCCGCCGCTAGAACCCGCAGAACCGGCAGCAGAACCGGAAGACCTGCAGGGCGCGCAGATGTACCCCGGTGAAGCACTTGCGGATTACGCACCGCACAGCACTGCCGCGCCAGAACCGGCTCCATCTACCGAGTATGACCCCATCAACGAAGACGCAGAAGATCTTCCCTTCTGATCTTGCAAGCTGTGCTATCTGGCTATACGGGCGTGCAAAGGAGGTGAGCAAGTGGCAAAAGAAGAAAAAAAGTCGTTTGTCGTGTATCTGGATTGGTTCGACGCGCTGGAGGAGTACACGGATGCCGAAGTCGGACAGCTGATGCGAGCTTTGGCGAAACACGTCCGCACCGGTGAAAATCCAACGTTTTCCGACCGCGGAATGCGTGGGAACTTCCGTTTTATGTGCAATGGAGTGGATTCGGCTGCGGAAAAGTACGAGAACGTCAAGCAAAAGCGCCGTGAAGCCGGAAAAGCCCGTGCTGCTCAAATGAAAGCAAGTTCAGCAAATGCTAGCACATGCTACCAAGTGCAAGCAAGTGGTAACTATAATGATACTGTTACTGTTACTGGTACTGGAACTGTTACTGGTACTGGAACTGTTACTGGTACTGGAACTGTTATATCCCCTAACGGGGATATATATAATAGCTCCGCCAAAGCCGCCGTTGACGTAGAACTTTCCAAGATCGTCCAGCATTATCAGCAAGCCGTCGGAGACTTCCCACGCTCTGCACTGGACAAGCTGCAGAAGTGGAGGCAGGAGTACAGCACAGAGATGATCCTGCTGGCAATCGACAAGGCCACAGAAGCCGGAAAGCGCTCGTGGAGCTACATCAACGGAATATTGTCCGGATGGAAACGAGACGGCCTGCGCACGCCGGGAGACGTGGAAGCCAACGAACAAAGCCGACAATCCAGACCGAGGAGCAAGCAGCCAACCGAGACCGTAGACGACCAGCTTGCCCGGGTGCTGGCGAAGATGGACAGAGAAAGAGGGTTTGAGACATGACGCGGGAAGACGTGGCAAAGCTGATCCGCATGAATTTTGTGCTGTATAAGCTGGGGTCTAAGCCACTGACCGATGAGGAGATGCAGACCACCATCGATGTGTGGGCGTACCAGTTTGGCGACTATGACGGCGATACTGTCAAGCGGGCTTTTCTGGCGGCGAACCGAGTATGCGTTTATCCGGTCACGGTGGCCGACATCTTCAAGCAGCTTTCCCAGTGTCTTGACCCGTCCGCTGAATGGGAAGCTCTGGCTGTAGCGGCACGCAAGGCACAGACATTTTTGAGCTGGCGCAAGTTCCCGATGGTGATCGGCATTGACGAAAAGGGCGGGCTGCTGCGTAGTGACGGGCAGAAAGAGCTGCAAGCCCTGTATGACCAACTCCCCCCGGCGGCAAAATCCTATGCCGGGAGCGTGGGAGGGCTTGCAGAGCTGGCTGAAATGCCAGACCTTACATACCGCCGTGCCGAGTTTTTGAAACAGGCACAGGCAGATATCACCACCGCCCCGCGTGAAGCGGCAAGGCTGCGGGCGAGCGAACCGACAAGGAAGGAAATTGAAAAATGAGCGAATTTATCGACCGCGAAAAAGCCATCGCAAACGTCAAAGCGGCATATTGCTGTGGCTGCGAAAATTACAACGGCGTAAGGTGCCGCGCGTGTCAGATTATGGACGCGATGGATGTGCTGGAAGATGAACCGGCAGTGCCTGTGATTGACGCGAAATCCATGGAAAAGTACCTGACCGACTGGAAAGACGGGCTGACCGGGAGCGAAAATTGGGGGTACTTGTACGCAATCAGGGCAAAGCAAACGGTTCAGGTGCTGAATACCATACTGAACCACATTGGTTACATGCTCAATGGTGACAGCGGGGTGCAGACCGATGGTAAAACTTGAACCTTGCAAAGACTGCCCCGACCGGCACCCGATCTGCCACGATAGCTGCCCCAAGTACGCCGAGTACAAGCGTCAGTTGGAAGCGCAGCGCATCTACACCAGCGCGCACCACGCGGCAGAGAGAATCAGCCGAAACGATTTCGACAAAGAAGGATGGATGGGAGGAAGAAAACGGTGAGAGCCAAGAAGCCTCCCATCGGCACGCCCATGTGGCATGTGCTGGAACACCTGTACTACGAAAAGACTCGCGCGGGACCGCTGATGGAATATGTGGTGCGTGAAGCCCGTGTGACCGGCTATTTTCAGGGCGGCTACACCGAGATCAGGCTGACGGGAAAGAATGCGGGAGGCTTCCTGACACCGTATTCCTATCCGCTGAGCGACATCGGGCGCAGGCTGTTTTATACCCCGGAGGAAGCCGCCCAGCTTGCAAAGCGCATGACCGAGAACGAGGATAAAATGCTCTGGTGTCGTGGACCGCTGCGCAGGCCGTGGGCGGAGTACATCGTGCCGGTGGCGGAACAGACAAGCTTATTTCAGGAGGTAAGCAGATGAGCAAGAAGTACAAGCCCGGCGCTTACATCGTCTCTCTCGACCACCTGATGGGGCAGGAACTTGTTTATTACGGCGGGAAACTGCTCCACAAGGGATGGTTTGGCAACTGGCAGCTGTGGTATACGAAAGCTGAGCTTGCCAGACTGCGCATTCGGGAAGCTGTGAGAACGGAGGAAGAACATGAAGCCGAAAACGAAATCTGAACTGATGGCTGAGTGGGCCGGCCAGCCCGGCCGGCTCAAGAAAGAGCGGGAGGTCAAGGCTGTCCGCAAGGCGATGGACGATGCCCGCGCCGTGATGCAGGACGGTCTGACCCGGTACGTCAAGAAAAAGACCAAAGCCCGCAGCATGGCAAAGGCTGAAGCTAACCCCTTTGCTGAGCTGGAAGGCTGGGAAAGCATGGAGCAGATCCAGGATGCCTACGGCTATGGCGAGATCACTGCCGACAGGCGGGATAAACTCACCGACCTGTGGGAAGCCCGGGAAGAGGCCCAGAAGCAGGAAGAACAGCAGCGCGGAAGGAAGACGCTGCATATGCTGTCCGAAAAAACGATAAAAGAAACTGCGCCGTGGGAACTGGCGTGGGAAGATGTACAGTTTGGGCTTGAATATTACAAACAACCTCTTCCCGGCGGGGCAATGTTTTGGAAACGAATAGATCAAAACCGCCAACATGCCGGAATCATGAATTACGACGATTACGCAATCATTTTGCAGGACGGAAAATTTTTTACTTGCGGATGGATTCCGAAAATCAGCGTGATAGCTGAACTTGTAAGATATTTTGTTTTGAAATAATGGGGTGGACGGACGATGAGAGTGCTTGTTGCTTGCGAAGAATCGCAGGAAGTTTGCAAGGCCTTTCGTGCGAGAGGTCACGAAGCCTACTCCTGCGATATTCAGGATCCATCCGGCGGACACCCTGAGTGGCATATTCTGGGAGATGCTTTGAAGGCTCTTGAAGGGGGGCGAATCGTGACAATGGACGGCGTAGAGCATGATGTAGGAAAGTGGGACTTGCTCATTGCACACCCGCCTTGCACATATCTGAGCAACGCCGGAGCAAGGCATCTCTGGAAGGGACACCAGCTTCAGGCTGATCGCGTGATGCTCGGAATTCAGGGCCGCGATTTGTTCATGCGGTTTTGGTGGGCAGACGTCCCGAAAATTTGCGTAGAGAATCCTATACCGAGCAGAGTTTTTTGTTTGCCGCCATATACACAGGCCATACAGCCGTATGAGTATGGACACCCATACAGCAAGAAAACTTGCCTTTGGCTGAAGGCTCTGCCGCCACTAATCCCGACCGATATTGTGGAGCCTGTGGCTACATGGTGTCCGTCCGGTTCTTACGCACATAAGCATGATGAGCGCAACAAGGGTATGTTTACAACTGACCGGGCAAAAAACCGGGCAAAAACTTTTCCGGGCATTGCAAAAGCAATGTCAGAACAATGGGGGTGATTGTATGACACAGAAACAGTTTATCAAGCAGCTGATGAGCCGCGGCGTTTCGCATTCGGATGCCTGCGGGTTGGTGGCCTACATGAAAGAGCTTCGCCAGCTGATCGAAAAGCATGAGGACGTTGTGATGCTGGCGGATGCAAACACAATGCGGTTCGTCCCGGCAAAGGTTTACTCCTACGAGGAAACCTTCCAACGGATGCAGGAAGGGAGGGACATCTTTTGCTGAAAACCATGAAGATTGTACTTTACGGCGACCCCCGCACAAAGAAAAACTCCGCACGTATCCTCAAAAGCCGCTCAGGCGGGCGCTTTGTGGCCCCCAGCAAGGCCTACGTGGATTATGAGACGGACTGCCTGCGGCAAATCAAAAGGCCGCACAGCCCCATTTCTGCCCGCGTGAACGTGAGGTGCGTTTACTACATGAAGACCGCCCGCCGGGTCGATCTGGCAAACCTCATTGAGGCGACCACTGACATTCTGGTAAAAGCCCGCGTGCTGGAGGACGACAACAGCAAAATTGTTGCCGCCCACGATGGCAGCCGGGTGGAGCTTGATCGGAAACAGCCACGGGTGGAAATTGAGATTGAAGAAATGGAGGAGTAAAATGCTTGATATGCTATTTGAAGTTGCAAGCACGCTGTTCATGGCAACACTTGCAGGATTTTTCATCTGGTTTGTTCTTAGCGATGGCAACCCAATTGAATATTTCAAGCGGTGGCGCAACCGCAACAAACCTTGCCTTTGCGACCGGTGCGTTTTCTTAAATCAAAAATTTGGAGCGTCAGAATCCGGATATCACTATATCTGCCGGAGAAGTGACAAAGACGAAGGATACATAAATCCGCCCGAATATTGCAACGATTTTGAAGAAAGGAGCAACAATGACCCGCACATGGATACCTGACACTGACGCCCAGAAGCAGGACAAAACCGATTACCGCACCGTTAAGGCGTGGCTAAACCGCTACCGCGAAGCAGAAAAAAGATACTACTTGCTGTCTGACCGTCTGGCCGAAGCGCAGGAGGCCACCCGGCACATTACCCAGAGCCTCAGCGCGGCCCCCGGCGGCAGCAAAGATGGCCAGAGCCTTGCCCGGGCGGTGGAACGCGAGGAGGAAGCGGAGCGCCGCGCTTATGAGCAAAGAGCGGTCTGCGACAGGCTGTTTCTTGAGATAAAAAGCGCACTTGACCGGATCCAGAACGAAAAAGCATACACGGTGCTGTACAAGTACTATCTCGATTGCCTCACGTGGGACAGGGTCGCAAAAGATATGAATTACTCTCTGCGCATGGTCTATGTCTTGCGGCGCAAAGCAATGGAGGAGCTGAGCCTTTAAAAACATTGCACTGTCATTACATTGCGGTTTCACTATCGCATGGTGTAAAATTGTATCATCGGAAAAGCCAAAAGGCAAACCGATGAACGCAGCCTCCGAAACGTGTCCCTTCTTGGCATTTTCCTCCTTTTCTACTTGCAGGTACCGGGCTTTGCTCTCTTCACGTTTCGCGGGCTGCTTCTATGCGATACACTGAAACAAAGGCAGCCTGCCGCTCATGAGAGACAGGAGACGGTTCGATTCCGCCGTATCGCACCGTATGGCGCATGGACTAGACAACCCGCAAGGCCGCACGTGCAACCTCCCGTGCCGAGAAAAGGCCTTAGAATCCTTGCCAAGGTGTAGCTTTCCTGACAGGATGTGCGCCAACCAACAGCCCCGGCGGAAAACCGGAGCTGTTTTTATATGCCGCCTGAGCGCAGTTTGGAGCGCGGCGCGTGTGTGTAGACACGGCTGGTTCGATTCCAAGGGCGGCTTTTTA